AACTAGTCATAAAACCAGTTGTTCCAGACACTCCAGTGACACTAAATGTTATTGGTATTTTAGGAAGAACGTTGCCAACGGAAGTTGTACCAACTACCCCAACGGGAGTAATAATAAAAATACTACTAGCAATAGCAGTACCAATAGAACCAGTTGCTTGAAGACCAGTTTCTATGACAACAGAACTGCCCGAAGTAGCTTCATCACCAATTTGACCAGTTCCTGCGACGCCAGTTACAGCAAAAGAGGTATTACCTATACCTCCCCAACCGACAGCACCCCAAGTGCCTTGACCCCAACCGTTAGCCATAACGGTTTACTTTAAGCTATACGAATGATAGCGTTTGAGGCATCAGCAGTTGGAAATTGTATTGTAAAAGTTCCAGAAGTAGATGTTTTGTTAGTTGAAAAATCTAATACACATACAGATTTATTACTATTTGTATCATTATAGATTAATGCACCCATAGCTGTAATTGTAGCTGTTGTAAAACTCAAGTCTGCAAAATCAGTAAATGCAGTTGTTCCAGAGGTATTAGGTGCTACTTTTGTTAAAGCTCCACCACCAGTTGCATAAGTTCCACTTGATGCTACTTCACCAGTTGTTACAAAAGCTGTAGTCGCCGCTCCTAAAGTAGCTGTGGTACTTGATTTTCCACCACTACCTTCAGCAAACAAAGCTAANTTAAAAGCATTTCCGTTTGTTGCNAAGTTATGGGTTGCTAACATTAATTCTTTTTTAAATGATGTACACATCGCTTGTGCTATTGCCATATTAAAGTCTCCTTATATATTCAGCCATTTCCTTTTGACCATTTGATCTTAAGATATGAACTATACTACCTCTTTCTTCTTTTCTTGCCAAGAGTAAATAATGGTACATCACTTTTTTGAGATGTTCTCTAAATTGATTGGCTTGTTGCCTTATGTGTGCAGGAGCCTCGTCAGAGATACTAACTATCTTATCAACAGCTAAATCAGCAACTTGTTCATTAGTAAGACCACCTTTATCTGAGGTCATTACGTTTACACTTCCTACGCTACTTGTTCCTAAATCAAACATTATTTCTCCTCGTATGTTACTCCAGGGATATCTTCTCTCCCCACGATGTTAGGTTTTTCTTGTATAGGTTCAGGTGGCTCTACCTTAGACTTTCGTGTAATCAGCATACTGCCTTGTGTTGCCGTAGAAACCAAAGGGTCATCTAATCTATGATAGCCATATAGTTTTTGGTCGTCCGGAACATTAGTATCTAATAGAGAAGAGTTATGTGCTATCTTAAGCTTTATTTTCTTAGAAGCCGCGATCGCTAACCAAAATTCGCAACAAGCCCTTCCAGATTCAGCAAAGTTTACGTTTTTATAGGTAAAGTCTATACCGTATAAATGCAACTCTGTAACTTCTTGGGCTATTGCATAGGCTATACTATATGCAACAGTATTGTTTAAATAGGCAAAACCAGTTTTCTTCAATACTTCTTCTAAAGGGAAGGCAACTACATCAGGACATCTTTTGTCTAAAGTGCAAGAAAAAATAGGTACGTCTAACTTTGTCTCCAACCTTTTTTTCATAACATCTGTTTGTTTTCCAGCATAGATTTCATCTAAAAAACGAGAAGGAGGATCCATCATAAATACTTTATCACAATAGATAACAGCGGACATGGCATTTATCGCCCACACTTCATCAAACTGTTCGCTTCTAATTTTTGCAGTAAGATATTCGCTGTTACTATTGCCCAGACCAACAATAGCTACGGTTTTTGATTTTGTCATGTTTGCCTTTGTCTAACGAGACCTTCTCTATAAGCGTCAGAATAATTTCTGCCCTCAGCATAATTCTTTAATCTTGAAAGAGATTCTAAAAATCTACCATTGTATAAATCTAGTATGTCTTTTTCGCCTTTCATAAAGGTATATGCTTCAACTAATGTACCATACAGTAAAGCGTCTGGGGCGTTTGCACTTATCCAAGTTGATCCACTGTCGTCAGTCGTAAGGGAGGCAGGTCTATAATAATAGTGTAACTCAACTGCAAAGTCAGCATTTGGGGTAGGAGCTAATATAAAATTATCTACATCAAACTGTGCGTAATAGGTAGGCGTTCCAGTTACCGTTGGGTCTGGGTTAAACTCTTGTATAAAGTTAACGTCTTTTTGTAAAAGGAATACACTAGAGCCACTATTGGATAGCGACAAAGAGAAAGTAGCCATATAATCAGACGGCTTTTGTAGAAATTTATTTCCACTAGTTGCAGTACCCTCTACATTTTTTCTAAAATAATCAAGGTCTACTGTTTTAAATATTCGTTCTTCTGCGTTCTTAATGAAAAAAGGTATTTCAGCTACAAAAGTGGACTCATCATTTTCAGTCCAGTCTTGTATAGATTGTGTCAAAGTAGTTAATGTGAAACTCATGATGTGCTAACCTCTACTGTTCCTACAGAGGCTGTTATACTAAAAGTGGTAAGCTCTGCTCCTAGTAACCCTAACCCTACGTTAGTGTAGACAATAAACCTACTATTGTCATCTAGCTCTTGTGGTCTAGCTTGATGTAAACCTTGTGGTTCAAAAGGAGGTTTTCTTGGTGTAAGTTGTGGGTGCTTGGCTTCATATTCTGATCTATGAACTAGATTGCCATTCCATTCTTTAATCCGCTCTCTATATGGGAAAGCAAAGCCCGACCTATCGGATATAAACTTTGATTTTTTACCGAGGGCAAATCTACTCATACGAAACCATAATATGTAGCACTAGGGGTTAATGTTAAACTAGACCTATCTCTGTCTTCAGCAGAAGCTCTTTCAAACTCTTCTTCGTACATAGCTTTTAAAAGTTGTACTCTGTCTGGAGCTTTTTTCAAAGAAAGATAATAGGCAAGTCCTGCTGTAAGACATGGGTAAAACCTAAAAGGTATGTCTACGGTGTCTTTCGCGGTGTCTGCATCTTGTATTCTAGTTAAAGCATCGTATACAAAAACATCAGTACTGTTCTCTGGGGTAGCCCATAATTTAAGCTTTGGTGTTATTTGTCTGTCTAAGAAGTATTGACTTGGTCTTCCAGTTGTAGATTTAGTAGGAATATTTATGTAAGCATCTCTACTTATTCTACTTAAAGAAAAATCAGTGCTACCTCTTCTTATTACAGCATTTAACACATCTACTAAATCTGTGTCCAGATCATACTCTGCTGTTCCAGAAACAAGTGCTTTTGTTCTTTGCTCTATTGTCCATTGATTCAATCCTCTATTTGCCCAATCTGCAAACAATATGTTCATAGATCTTTTTGCCGTTCTTAAATCATACCCAGTTCTAACTTCTAAGCCACATCGCTCAAAAGCTTCCTCGATATATTCAGCAACATCTAATTCAAAGTTAACAGAGGATGAAGTTGCCATTAACTATAAGGACCTTTTATTACTTTAGAAGCTGAGCCACCACCAGACATTTTTTTCTTACCAGTCATACCACCCATAGCATAACTTTTCTTTTTCATAGCACCACCGCCCATCATTGTTTCTTTCTTGGGAGCACCACCCATAGCATAGCTTTTCTTTTTCATCATTCTTTTGTTTCCTTATATAGATTGTTAAAAGTTACATCGGGATCCATATACTGTTCATGTTCCTCTGCATTATGAGTCCACTGACTCGGTTTAAAATCGGGAGCACCTTCACCAGTCTCCCATAAAGCAGGTGAGGTAACTCTCACTCTGTTATTTGGTAACGCAACAATATTACCAGTCCAGTTATCAGCTTTTAACAGTTGTATCACATGACTCTGCTTATGTTGAGCTGGATCATCCGCTAAATCTGACTCGCTGTAATCTATTGTAAATAAATATTTCCCGATATGCAACTTATTATCTATTTTACATACCCATGGACTTACACTTACATAATCTAACTTGATTACACTATTGTGATGAGAGCTACAATCCCACGGTTGTGCAAATCGAGGGTGCATTATATCTGGCATCGTTTCCAAAGGTATATCCGCAACTAATGCCGTCAAAGGCATTCTTGCCCACATCGCTCCACCATGTATATTTGTGTCATCAGTACCATCTGCTTCACAACCAGTAAAAACAACTTGAAATCCAAGCGTTCTATCAGGCATAGTCGTTACTGCAAAAGCATGAGCATGTATAAATTCACCTCTGTACTTTTCATGATTATGTGTAAATTCTTTGCGTACCCAACATTTAAAAAAGGGTATGTTGCTAATTAAATAAGACATTTAAGCCTTCTTTGTAGGTTTTTTGGTAGGTTTCTTTTTACTTTTATCAAAAATATGAGCATCTACAGCTTTTGCTTTGCCCCCAGTCAAAACAGAATTTACTCTTGCCATAGCCCATTGATTAGGTGTAGTTCCAGGACGATGTCCAGTCTTATAAGCCGCGAGACCTTTATTATAGACTTGTTTTAATTGTCCTGCTGTAACTTTTTTACCTTTAGCTCTAGCCTTCTTAGCTTTTTCTGCTAGTGTTTTACTTACGTTTGACATTCTTTTTCCCCTTGTTTTTAGTAGCCCCTTTAATAATATCACCACGAGTTATCTTGTTATAAGGTGGTGTTAATGAAGCTAACTTTTTCTGCTTAGGNGATAATTTCTTTGTCATTTCTTTTTTCCTCCAAACATTTTTCTAAATTTCTTAGTGTANACTGATTCTTTTGTTTTGATACGTTTGCCTTTTTTATCAAAATCTGTACTAAATTTATAAGCGGAAGGGTCGTTATCTGCCTTAGGAGCGTTTCGTTTTATCTCTTTTTTACGTTTAACTTTGTTGGCAGGAGATAAACCTTTTAAATACTTAGGTGGTATTTTTTTCTTAGTTTTCTTTTTAGCAGGAGGAGTACTTATTTGTTTACTCATTTGACCCCTTGTCATAGCCATTTAAACATCTCCGGAACAAAAGCTGAGGCTATAATAAGAATACCTAAGCCCCATAGCTTAGTATCAAATTTATCTAATTGTTGTTCTATTCTTTTGTATCGGTCAGCACACTCGGACTCATGCTTTTCTAATAGTTTTAAAACTTCATCTGCTTTCATTACCAAGCCTTACAAGACCAATACCTAGCACTAAATTTATCTTTAGCCGTAGCACATTTATGTCGTGCATGGAAAGACTTTCTTCGTCCTGGCTGATCTTTTTTAATAGTCATGTTTGGATCACCAAACCTAACAAGTTTTATTTCTGTTCCTTTTTTCGCTAAAACAGCTGATTTTTTAGGACCTCCGGGAGTTCTCTTGGGTTTATTAAATCCAGGAAAACTTTCCCCCCTATACGTTATTCTGCCTGAGGGTGTTCTTTTTACATCCTTAGCACTAGCCATTATGACAAGAACACCGTAATAGAGTCTACAGCGGTCAAAGTAGTACATACTGGATTGGTACTACATCTTATACCTTCATCTGGTACATAGATAGAATCTGTTTGTCCAGTAGTAGAAGTTATATCTAAAACAGTAGCTCCGCTCGCACCATCTTTAATAATAAAAGCAGGATTGCCTGAAGCGTTTGTTTTTATGTAAACACCTCTTATCCTAGCAGGACCACCAAAAAAGGCTCCCGTCGCAGTTCTCGTAACAGCTTTAATATCTGATCCAGCCATTTAAGTCTCCTTTTTTAGGATGAGGTGTTACCCTCATCCAGTTAAATTAAGATGCTACGATGCCAACAAATGTAAGTGTCAGAACTGTAGAACTTCCTGGATCACCACTTAC